TCAGGGCCGGGTCGCCTTCCGGCGAAGTGTAGAAACCCATCTTGCTGGCCGCCGTGCGCGCTGCCACCAGCTCGGCTTCTTCGTACCCTCCGAGCTGATTGAGGCGACGGATCGCGGTGTGCATCCAAGGCACGCCGCGCAGCTGCCCCGGACGCTCGACCCGGAACATGTGAATCATTTGATCGGCCGGCACTCGATCGTATTCGGCGCCCGCAAGGTGCACGCTGCCGTCACCGGGATGCGTGCGGCGCACGAAATAAGCCACGGGCCGGCCAAAGCGGTTGATCTCGATGCCGAGGCGGATCTCGTTGTTGCCGTTGGTTGGCGCGCGATTGAGACTGACATCGACGTGATCGGCCTCGAACACATGCAAGGCCAAGCCAAACGGATTCTCGCGCGTGCGCACCAGCTGCACGAAACATTCGCCATCGCGCGCCACGGTCTGCACCGCAAGGCGCTGGAGGTCTTGCCAGGACATGTGCCCGGCCATGGTGCAGTTGGCGGGTCGCGCCCAGGTCGCAAAGGTTTGCTCGATCAGCTCCGCATCCAAACGATCGATCGTGCCATCGGGGCGGCGCGGTTGTGCTTGCAGGGTGATGCCCTTGGGCCCGACCACATTCGCGGCGACCATGCCGAGAAAGCGTTTGGCGTAGTCGTTGTCGTTGCAGAGTTGGCGTGAGCGCGCGCGCATCTTGACCAGACCGCCGCGGATCTCTTCGTTGATGGTTTGCGTGGTGCCGGTCAGTGATTGCATTAAGCGATCTTCGGCCGAGGCGGCAAACTTGCGTGCGTTGGGTGCTGCGTGGGCACGATAGACCGGCACGCGATCGATGGTTTTTTGCACTGGTTTGCGCAGGCGTTCGAGGATCTTCATCAGAAACGCACCCGGATGGTGTTGCCGGCATCGAGACCGTTGGCGATGCGTTCAGCGGCCTTTTCGCGGTTCACTTCGGTCTTGTATTGATTGCGCAGCAACAACAGGTCAGTGATCGGCGTGCGCGCGAGTGAGCGACCGCCGATGGAATAGCTCGATTGATCCTTGCTCGCCCGGCCTTCGATCACCGCTTCGACGGCATCCAACACGATTTGCGCATGGCTGCGCGGGTCGCTGGTCGCGGTGGCGCGGTTGGCCAGCACTTGAAACGTGCCAGCGTCGACGGTGATGCGTTCACCGTCGCTGCTGCGGGTAATGTAGGCCTGCCAGCTATAAACGCCCGGCGTCCAGCTTGCGGAAGTAGAAGCACCGACCTCGACGATGTAATCACTCCCACTCTCGCTTGCTGAGATAGAGATGCTGGTTGACCCTGCGCCATTGAGGCGGGCCTTGTAGCTGAGAGCGTAGCTTGCCGGTGGGTAGTCACCGCCAAGGTCGGTTCGTTTCCAGGCGACGCGATCGCCCGCAATCAGGGTGGCCGGTTCGGTTTCCGAGTAGTTGGCGGAATCAAACGCATTGCTCATCGCGCCATAAAACGAGGGTGCTTGTGAAATTAGTAGGGTAAAGATTTCACAATTTAATCGTCGAGGAGCTGGTAGACGCGGCGCTTGCTCACGCGATATTTGCGCGCCAGTTCGTCATGGTTTCGCCCATTAAACTCAGCGCGCAATTGGGCGTTGCGCTGCGACCATGCCGAGCGCGGCTTGCGTGAAACGTAGACCCGCTCGCCGCCCACCTCTTCGGCGAAGCGTTCCACGATGTTGTCGGTCAGGTCGGCAAGGCCATGGGCCTTGAGTTGATCGCGCAGGATCTCGGCAAGGATCTCGAGGGCCGCCATCGTGCCGTGATCAATACGCGTTCACGAAACCGCCGCGGCGTGGCCGGCGAACGGTTTGGGCGTTTTGGATCACAGTGGGTGGCACCTCCTTTTTTTCGGGTATGGGTTGCGCGTGTGGTTTGGGCGTTGCCGCAAACAGATCAGCGACGCGCGGCTGAGCGTGCTCTTCGAGCGCATCCCAATCGCGATCGCGCCAGCGCGGCATGCCGAGCTGGTACGCCGCGGCTAGCGCATACACCGTGCAGTCGAGCACCTCGTTGCGTCGATGCGAAGGCTTCACCCACTCGATGCGCGGGTGGCCCTTGTGGTAACGCGTCGCCATCTTTTCCGCCGTGATCTGTGCATAAAACTCGTCGGGCAGATCGTTGGAAAAGTGCATGCGCCCCGGCCCTTCTTCGATGCCAAAGCGGCCGTAGATCACCTGCTTGGCGGTGTCGGTGCCGACCGGCCAGAGTTGCACGCCGCCGCGGATGGTCTTGCCGCGTGCGGTGACATCCTGGGCGGTGGGCTTGCCGATCACGGGCCGGTTTGCCACGCTCATGCCTTTCACTGCGACCACGCCTTTGTGGCGATTGCGTCGCGCGAAGTCGTAGACCTGTTGCGTGTGATGGCCGCCGGTATCGATCGCCACCGCACGCGGCACCATCGCCGTGCCGACTTCATGCGTCAGCGGTTGCGCAAGGTAGCGCTCAAGGTCGGTCCACACGGTCGGCTCGGCGGGTGATCCGAAAAACACTTGGTAGTCGACCACCCACGCTTCTTCGGCGCGGCCCCATGCCCACAGCACCACCTCGAGGCGGTTGTCTTGCACGTCGATGCCGCCGGTGACAATCAGGCCGCCCTTCGGGATCGTGCGCAGCGGATAGGCTTCGGCGCGCTTGGCCAAGTCGTTTTGATCGACGCGGTTGGCCTCTTCATCCCAGCACTCACCCAGCGCGGTGTTGATGAAGGTCTTGAGCAAATGCGGATCGCGCTGCGCATCGAGAAACTTGTAGACCAGCGACGCCCAACTTTCCCAGGGCGAATACAGCGAATTGATGTGATAGCTGCGGCGGCGATCGCCAAGGTTGTTTTCCGGCTTGCGCGCGACCCACTGGCCCTGCGCCAGCATCGGCTTTTTGTGGTGTTCTTCGATCTTGCCACCACAATGCGGACAGGCATAGAACGCGGTCTCGGGGTCGTGCTGACCGTCGGCGTCCTTGTCCCATTTCATGTGCTGCCACTCGAGCGACTGCGGTGTGGCGCAATGCGGGCACGGCACCTGGAAAAAACGCTGGTCGCCTTTCAGAAATTCACGCTCCACCCGCGACACGTCCTTGACCGTCGGCGTCGATCCAATCAACACCTTGCGCCGCGCGAAGGTTTTGGTGCGGTTCACCGCCAGCTCGATCGGGTCGCCTTCGTCATCGACGTCATAGGGATAGGCATCGACCTCATCGAGCAACAGGTAGCGCACCGGCGCCGAACGCAAGTCGGCGGCACTGTTCGCGCCCGCCAGGAACAACACGCCGCCATCGAAGTTTTTGGCCATGGTGGTGTTGCCGCTGTCGCGTGCGCGCGGGTCCGCCACCTTGCCGCGCAACACCGGCACGTCGTCGATCATGGTCGCCAGTCGCTGCTTGCTGAACCGCTTGGCCAAGTTCTGAGTTGGTTGCACCATCATCGCCGGACCCGGTGCGCGGTGGATGATGTAGCCCAACATGTTGGTGAGGATCTCGGTGAACCCGAGCTGGGCGCCCTTCATCACCGCCACAAATTCACAGCGCGCAGACGGCGAAAACGCGTCCATGATCTCGCGCAAGTACGGCGTCCGCTCGGTGCGCCAGCGCCCCGGCTCGGCGGCATAGGTCTGATTCAGCACGCGATACTTGTCGGCCCATTCCGACATCGGTTCGCGCGGGTCTGGGCGCAGCCCATCGACATAGGCGCCGCGCACCAAAGCGTCGCCATTGGGGTGATCAATCCGCGCCGGCATCAGCATCGGCGTGCACTTGCGGCATGGCATCGAGGCCGGCTTGCGCCATTTCCTCGAGCACGTTTTCGATTTCGCGCTCCATCAGTTGGTGGATCTTGTGCGCATCGGTCTCGCCGGCAAGCGTGGTCGCCAAGCGATCGGGAATGGTGAGGAGTCCGTTGCGGGCTGAGCGGGCCACGGTGAACAAGGCGCGACGGATCTCCTCGGCGCGCACCAGCTCGCCGCGAAGCTCAGCATTCTTCATTTCGGTTTGGATGCGCTGCTCGCGCGCCAGCGCGGCGCGCTCTTGCACCAGGTCGAGCCCCTCTTCCGACACCAGACCGGCGGCACGTTTGCCGAGGTGTTTCACGATCGCG